TCTAGCAATCCGATCAGCTACGATGCGGTCTAGTTCTTCTTGTGAAAATGTCTTTGCCTGAGTTTCTACTGCCGCTGTTTCAGTCTCAGCTTCTTCTATGGTTTCCATGATTGTATCGCTCATGTTGCGTGCCTCACTAGGAGTAGTTGGTGAATCGTTAGTTTAACACAAGTTATTTCTTTGTCTTGCGTTTCTTTTTCTTAGGTCTTCCGACCTTGCTTCCGTATGTTCCTGCGCCTTTTGGCATAGCTTAATCCTCTTAGTCAAAAACTGGTCGCCAGTGATGACCACAATTATAGCCACCTCGAACTACAAATGGATTGCCCTCGATTTTGCCCGCCCAACTGCCAGACCAAATCTTATATATTTCTTCTTCTGTATAAACCTTGCCTTTATGTTCTCTACAGTGTGATCTTGATTCTTCAACTAATCGACCAAAATACTTCCACCTTGTCGCGCCTGATGCCTTGCCTACAGCTACATTCACATTGGCATCAAACTGCATTAGCGAATCATGCACTTGCTGTTTAGCGTATCTAGCCATGCCACCGCCAACTGCTTGCTGTACTGCGGCAACACTAGCGGCAAAAGTTGCTCCTGTTAAGGTGCTTTCATAAACCTGCTTTGCTATTACGTCTAAGTATTCGTTACCTATGTCAGCAAAACCCTGAAACGATAGCCCCTGCAACTGGCTTACTATGTTGCTGTCTATGTCTATCACATCGCCATAAGTGCCAATCATGCCTAACGCCTGTTGATGCACTCCGCGGTAGTCCCTGATGATAGTATCTATCTCAACAAGGTATTCTTCTCTGATTAACCGCCTAATCTCTGGTCTAGCATTAACAGCCCACTCAAGATCAAACAGTTGTCCATCCTGCAAAGGCGCACTTGCAACATAATCTGCTATTCTGCGCTCTAAAGTTACTAATGCACTCGCAAGTCTTTCTTGATGCTTATTTGTCAGACTCGCTAGGTACTCAGCATGGTCAGTATCAGCCGCCATCTACAACAGTCTCGTCAAAGTTACCTAAACTTTGTGTACCTGCATCAATCTCATTATGTGACTTAGCAAGCATATCGTCATCAAGCACTAGATCAGCAATCTTCTTATCAATCTCTTTGTTTAATGTCTCAGACTGTACGCCTGTGGCTCGCATCTGCTGTAAGAACACTAACTCTTTGTCGTAGTCTCTAAGGTCAAACGCATCAGGGTAAAATACTTCTACGTCATTGGTTACTTGTTGCCACTGACAGAACAGGTCAAATATCTGCTCCTCTGCTAGTTCTAAGATGTCTGCTTTCTCAGCCAGTTTAGCGTTAAGCATTTGAAACTCTGTCTGCATAGCCACGCCTGACTGTGTCATTGCCTCTGTGCCTCGCACTGCGCCCATGTGAGCCATGCGGTTGATAGATTCTACCTTGTCAGAAATAGAGGCTCTAACAGCATCTAGGTTAGCCCCTGATGGTTGCATCTGGTATGGCTTTAGGTTGCCATCCATATCATCAGGTAAGTTAATCACTGCGCCTGCACCTGCACTAGCATCAGTCTCAAACGTCTTAACTAGTGTTGGGTGGTTACTGATACGAATCAACTGCTCTACTTCTGATAACTCTTGATAGATAGCGCGTTGCATATACGACACATCAGCAATATCGCTTGTACCAATACCACGAATCTGTGATCTCTGGGCAGGAACAAAAATAGCAGGTATCTTGCCTAGCGCATTATCAATCTCTTCAACCTTTTGCTCGCCATTGTTAGTAGCGCGCCAAGTTTCGATTGTATCTTCACGCCAGACTCTGTAATAGACCTCTGTCTCAGTTTCGTTGATGCGGTCTACTGATTCCCTTACCTTTAGATAAACGAGCTTAAAACGACCGCTAGGCGTTCTCTCGTAATTCCAGTCAAATACGTTCTCAGGTGTGATCATTGTCATGTAAGGGCGAATCTCTTGATCTAACTCTTCTGCCCTTGTAGCCGCATTAGACTGAGGCTTATCAATCATTAACCAAACGTGTCCATATACGCTAGACCATATCTGCGCTTGCCTCATAAACGCATTAAAAGAGCGACCATCAAGATCAGCATCTTTCATGAATGGTTCTAGTGCGGCATTGTTGGCTAGGCTGTTGAATGCTCTTGTAGGCGGTACGCGCCAAAGGAAACTAGAGTAGATGTGGACAATGTTCTTACAGTGGTTATCCATCGGGGTTAAGTCTAAACGTCTAGCATATTCGTCTTTGTCTTCTGAGATGTAGCTTGTCAGGTAGCCGCCATCTTTATAATCTTCTCCACCCATGTAGCTTCTTAGATAGAACGACCATCTGTGCTTGTAGTCATCATATATTGGGTGTGTGTTATCGATCTCTCTTGTTTCCATCAAGTCCACCTAGTAGGTTGCGGAGTGTTATATTCGGTTCTAATTGGGAACAAATACTCTACCAGATAGCCTAACGCATCATTCATGTGGTCAGTGCCATCCTTGTTAGGAATACTCGTACCCTCTTTATAAGTCTGTCTTTCTAAACTCTTAATGGTTTGCTTGCACTTAGGGCTAACAAACAAATGTCGCTCACCATCACCTGACAGTAAACGACTATTAACCGCGTTGATTCTATCCCTGACCAACGGGTGAGCTTTCTTCGCCTTAACGCTAAATCCTGCGTTTTGTAAGATCGACAAATCTGTCCGACCACCTGCGCTTGTTTTGCGCTGTCTTGATGCGGGATCAGGGTAGATGATGCAGTGCCTGTTAGGATACCTATCCTTTATCTCAGCAACCATCTCATCTGTGTTTGATCCATACATTACGATCTCGTCTATAGCCAGTAAGTCTTGTCCATGCCGTAAGCATATAACAGCACTCATTGGGTCTAAGTTGAAATCCATGCCAATGTGTAGTGTACCACCATTGTCCTCAATAGGCTCTACTGATAGTTCTCTACTAAACGCATAATATATCAAACCAGAGTAAGTAACAAATTCAGCGCAATATTCTTGGTTAAAAGTGCGCTCGTCTAAATCGTTTTTAGCCTGTTCAATTTCTTCTGGTGGCACATGACCGCCATCAATAGTTGTGTATTGGTAGCTCTCCCAGTGATCTCTACCAGTTAAGCCGTCAGCCCAAAGATCGTAAAAATGGTTTCTACCTTTCGGTGTGCCAATAAAAAGCGCATGACCTCTGCGATCACTGAGTGATGGTCGAATCACCTCAGTCCAAGTTTCTGGCTTCATATCTGCAAACTCATCTAGCACTACAAAGTCTAATGCCCTGCCTCGCAGGTTGTTAGGCTTCTCTGCGCCTTTCAAAGCTATACTTGATGCGTTGATCAGCTTGATCGTCAAGGAAGATTCATTAGTCTTCGCTATATACTCTTCGGGTATAGTGTGTATAAGCATATTCCAAGCGATTTCCTTAGCAGAGCCATAAGTGGGCGCGATATACCATACATTCCTACCTTTACCGCCTACAGCCGCGCGAAGTATCTCAATCGTAGAAAGGAAAGTCTTCCCGAACCTGCGCCCTGCGACAACAGTTCTGAACCGAGCAGGTGATGTAAATATCTCAGTCTGAGGTATTGTCAGTTGCATTGCTTAATACAATATTCAATGGAGGTATTTCTAATGGCTCTGATTGCTCTTCTTTCCATCCGCCTTGCGTTTTCAGGTAAAAGATATTAGCTGATACATTACCCGCTTTAGCTAACTGCACAAGGTTACTACCCATACTTGCTATCTGTTTAACTTTGCCCTTTTTATATGCGGTATTTACTTCTGGCTGTCTTCTCTCTATTTCTCTAAGAGTCTTCTCTGTTATACCGAAGTAATCAGCTACTTGGCTTTTGTTAAGGACAGCAGAAAGTGCCTGTAGTTCAATCATCTGCTTATCATTGAATACTACTGGTGGTCTGCCGCCCCCCTCGCCCTGTTTGCCTTTCTTCATTTAAGGAAACCTGATAAAGCGTAAAACACTAAACTGTTTCTGTAACCGCCATCGTGCGTAGGAATAATAG